CAATATCCACATTCAATGCAGAAAGATTAGCAGGGAACGAGATTACCTTTTGTTGGTCAGATAGCTGAATTTGCTTGTGCGACAACCTTTGAGCCATGAAACTTGTATTGGTGAACGGCAGTTGAATGTCTTTTGTAATCACTTCGCCATTGTCACGGCTGACCGCTGAGGTTAACTGTACCTGCGGGGCTTCTGTTGATTTGTGGTTTTGCGCTGGGTCAACAATGATCGGCCTGATGGTGTTAAACCGCTCACCCCTTTCTACTGAAGTCTTAACTGTTATCGAGCCAGCCAAGTCATCTTCATCTAGTGAGATGCTAGGTGCCTCATATACGCCAGCCTTTATACGATAGCTGCCATTTGAGTAAAAGATGCTGCCATTCATTGAGGAAAGCAGCTTGTCTAAGCTTGCCCTGTAGCTATCGGTTGCGAAGATTACGCCATTTGCCGTAAATCGCTTTTGAGTGCCTGAATTTGGTACTACAACTGAAACATCACAAGCGTCTGCGGAAGTTACAACGTCAGCCCAGTCTATCTTGCTTGCCGGTACACCTAACCCGAATTCCGTATCCATTAAGAAGTTGGCAACGCAAAGAGCGGGGTTATCACTCCACGCTTGATAAGTTGCGCTTGTGGGGTTGTCACCTGCGGCGTTACCAGCAGCAACATCTAGCCGAGGGTCATAGATGTCATTCTTGCCCTTCACTAAGGCTTTTATATTAGTGGGTGTGAGTCTGTCCCATAACTCTTGTGAGCCATCCGTAAGGGTGAACTTGGTCACAATGTAACTCAGGCTTTTGCCTTGGTGTGCGCTAGTCCACTCAGTGAATCCTGTAGTTAAAAGCGAACTAGAGGCTTGTGTAGCTGTGCCTAGCTTTTTCTCAACTTGACAGATTGTTTCGCTATCAACTGGGCCAAACGTGCCGCCAGTTACTAAGTTGTTTGTTATTTGAGCATTTGTGATTATCTCATTGTCGAGATATATATCAGTGATTGCCTCGCACTCATGACCTGTTAAGGCGATTCCGTGATATAGGTCTTTGTTATCAGTATTGGCAGTGCCTACAAAGAATATGGGTCCAGACACCAATGCTTCACCGTAGACTATCTTCTGCGGCTCTATGGTTCCCCTAACTGTAGATTGCCTACTCTGGTCATTATCAGATTGAGGCATTCGCAAGTCTGGGGTCAGCATTCTTAATGATGCAACGCCGACTGCAATAGTGGCGGCTCCAATGAAAGCTAAAGTGGCGGTGCTATAGACTCCAGCAGCACCAACAGTCGCAACTATTGCCGTGCCTATTTTTACTAAAGCAGCTACAACTACCTGTGCCATCTAAACACTCCAACCTGAAATTAAGTAGCGGTCAGGGATCTGCTTCATCCCCCTCGCGGTTAGACAGACAACTGACTTTTGATATTTTACACCGCAGACCTGCCCTATAACCGGAAGGTCAACAACGCATGGGTCGCCGTCTTTTAAATCATCAGACGGCTCACCTAAAACAGTACCGACCAGATCAACCAGCGCACCCTCACTATTTATTAACTCATTTGCTTTTTCTTCTGAGTCATAAGTGAACTGCGAGATATAGTCTTTGCCGGTCATTTCTTTAACTATGAACGCTGCGAACTGGCAGCAGTCAGCATCACCGTATTCAAACTGGCGACGATTCCAACTATTGAGCGCGGTCTGTACGTTCACCGCTCATAAGTCGGTTGATGACGTTCTGGGCTAGAAGATCCACCTCCACCACCCGCAACACTGCTAGAGTCAGCAGAACCCCAGCGGATTTTCACGTCTTCAATATCCGCCATGAACTCAAAGAATAAGTCACCTGAATGGTCGTTTTGTTGCTGAGAGTGGGTGTATTTCTTCATGCTAGATTTATCAAACCTTGCCAGTTCAGATTCAGCGGTTAACTGGATAGCATCACCGCCATCAGCGCCCACTGTAATATTCATCTGATCCATTGCGCCTTCCCAAACAACGGTAGGGTCTGCAATTAATGCATCGTCAGCATCTAGCGCACCCAAATATACCGAGACGGGGTGCATATAGTAATCTTCATTCAGCGCAGCGCCTGATATGGTTGCATCCAAACCTGAGAGGGTGAGGGTGATCTTATAAGGGCTAACGTCTGCGCCTTCTTCAATCTGGCTGATCTCGCCAAAGTCACCGGTGCCTAGCCAGTCTTGCCCACCCCATGTATATGTGCCAATGGAGTTGTGGACGTAGATTGTGCCGCTTGGGAATTCTAGCTTTGCAAAAGTAACTAGAACAACGTGACCGGCACTTAACGCGGTAGCAACCGCTGTAGGAAAACCACGGCTCACGCTAGAACGTCCTCAACGGCTTCAATGTTAAAGCTGCTATGAATGTCTATTGTCGTATTCCAAGAGGCTGGGCCGGCAAGCATAAATACACCAAGAACCGGAATCGTGTAATCAACAATAGTGTCATCTGCCGGTGTCTTTCTAATAGGCGGGGCAATAGATAACGTCACGTTTGTAGAGGCATCAGAGTCAGCATCAGCCACAACCATGTGCAATTCATTGTTGAAAGAAATGTAATCACCTGCGCGAAGGTAGTTTGTGACGCTTGCAGTGGCCCCATCACAGACCAAGGTTGTACCTGACTGACTAGCCCCGTTAACTCTTAAAGTGCCGCCACCGGCTCCTCTGGGCGTGTGAGAGTGGTCTTGCAGGGTGAACCTGTGCTGCTGTCCGTTTAACTTAACTAGGAACGCCTGCATTACCTTTCGGTCATCGCCAGATAGGTTATTAAACTGCATTGACGCTTTCCACAGCGAACCCTTGCGCGAGGCTGTCTGCACTGCGTTAGTCAAAGGTGACTGATAGGTGCGAGTGTTACTAACCAACTCAAACGTATTAGTCGCTGGTGTAATGTTTGGAAATGGGAACGTAGCCATTAAGCGAACCTTCTTCGACGCATGAGGTCTTGAATAGTCATTATAGTCTGCTGAGACGTTTGCGCCATTGCTGATTTGATTTTCTGGTCAACATCTGCGCCGCTGCCTCTGGCATCTACGTTATTGACGACAGTTATACCGCCCCCGCCCATTTTATTATTAGGGACAATTGAGCCGCCTTGGTTAGGCACGAACATCTCAGGCCCACGCTCACCTACCATATACGGCTGACCAGATTGAACTGAGCCGCCGATGGCTTTGCCGGTTAACCCTTTGGCAAACGACAAGAACCCGCCAGTTATTTTGTCAATCACAAACAACTGTATGGCTTGCATTATCAATGATGCCGCCATCTGCTTGAACGCATCTTTCAGCTTAACTGTGCCTTTGACTACTCCCATCAAACCTTCAGACATATTCTTCATGGTTGTCTTAGCCATGTCGTTCATCTTTTCTTGAACGCTGGGCAGGTTGTTTTCTAGGTCTATGAAGCTCTGGTTGAGTCGATCAAAGAACGTAGGCTTGCCATCATCACCGCCAACTCCGCTGGCAATAGCATTCTTGACTTCAGCAATAGACTCAGCGGCTTGTCTGTTTGCGACTATGAAGTTTGTCATGTCTGAAGCTAAATCAAGTCCGGGGGTTTGCGTCTTCAGAATAGCCAGCTCTTGTCGCAGTTCAGCTATACCTTGAGGCAAGTCACCCATGACTTTTTCAGCAGATATATCAAAAGTATCTAACCCCAAAAATCTAGCTATGGCATTGTATAAATCAATGAAGCCTTGCAAAGCCGGCGTTAGCTTATCGCCAATCATATTAGCAAACTCAAGAACCCCCAACTTCAGCGTCTTGAGAACAATCTCTAAGCCATGCCAATACTGCCTTAATGCCCCAAAAGCCTTGATCAAAGCGCCAGCAACTTGCTGGCCTATGTTGCCAAAGTCAGCACTATCTAACGCAGCTTGCCTAAATGCGTCTGCTACGAAAGTAATTATTGGAGCGAAAGCCACGGACAACTGATTGGTTAGACCTGCGAATACTGCCTGCAACCTAGTAATTGCGTCATTGGCAGCTTCCATCTGCGCGGTATCTGTGCGGCTTAACGTAAGGCCAAGATGCTCTGCTTCTTGCGTCATCTTCTCTAACGCTGCGGCACCGCCACCTAAAGTATTAACTAATGCCACGCCCTCACTGTCAAACAGCTTCATGGATAGCCTGACCTTATCAGCCTGACTGTCTACCCCAGCCATTGCATCAGCAACTAGGCTCATTTGTTCATCGAGGGGGAGGCGTACCAATGACTCAGCGTCTAAACCTAACTCTTGCAGCGCACCCTTGGCTTCACCAGTGCCTTTTGCAGCTTCTGCGGCCCTGCGGGTAAACCGCTGCAATGCCATGTCCATCGTGCCAGTAGACACGCCGGTTAGCTCTGCTGCGTGGCGTAGTCCCGCGAGGGCTTGGGTTGTAACGCCTAACTTGTCAGCGGTCTTTGCTAACTCATCACCAGCGTTAATTGATGACTTGATAAGAGCACCAAAGCCACCCGCGCCAATAGCGCCGACAATGGCTGTCTTCATATTCAAAACGGAGCCAGCAACACGCTTTAGCCCGCCAGTTACAGATGAAAAACCCTTCTTGGTTTTATCTAAGGCCGTTATGTTGATCTGGACGTTTTGGTTAGCCATCGTCTTGCCTTTCGCTCATTATCTTGAAGTAGGCAAGCCATTCGTTGAATTCACTCAACGGCATTTGCTCTGCCTCACCGATGCTCATATGCAACCGATCAGCCAAGGCAATTAGATTGAACCTCAACTGATCGGACGTTAGTTTTTTTCCTGTTCCTCAAGGCTTTCGATCTCAGCGAACATCTGTTCAGCAATGCTGGATATTACGCCGGTCTCCTCACCCATCAGGTCAATTCTGTCTTCTGCGGACGTAAACAGCTTGCCCCCACTTTCGTCTGCGGCTTTCATCACAATCAGGTCGATCATTGCCGCCATTGTGGTGTTTTCCATAAACTTTGGGTGCTTCTTTTGTAACTCATTTACGTCATGGCAAGTAATGGGGAAGCAATACATAGCAAAGGGCTGTCCTTCCGAATCAGCCCATGCTTGTACTTCTATCTTGCGTGCAGTTACTTTTCTTCGATTTCTTAATTCTTTAGCCAATCCCATAATGGGGTTCCTTACGCTGTTGCTTCAGTTACTGCGCCAGATACTTGTAATTCAAAACTTCCTTCAACCATGCCATCAAATGACGCTGTGATTTCTTTGCTAACAAGCACTCCACCACCACTGTAATACGTCTCGCCAGTGCCTGTGCCTGTAGGATACAACTCAAATATCAAGTCTGCCGCTGGGTCTAGCACCAACTGTACCGCGTCTGCGTCATCCCAGTATGCGTCTAGTGAAAGAGTTGCTGTTTTCAATGATGAAACATAAGTGCGCGAAGTGTCGCCCATTACTGAATCTTCAATCGTGTCTGCGGATTCTGTCAGTGTATAACTGCGAATCTCACCCATTGCAGCGACAGAGCCGCCACTAACTGCTAATTTGACTACGCCGCTTGAGCCTTTAGTCGTTGCCATGCTGTCACCCCTTTAGGTTGTGCCTCTAGTGTATTGGTACTCACATCGTACCGTTAGAATTACCCCACCAATCGGGGCAATGCTTCCATCGTCGGTTTCTACGGTTATCAACTGGGTATCCAGTGCATAGCCACCACGCGATCTGTCAACGTCGAGCTTTTCTTCTACTGCCTCGACGATATTGTTTCTGGCTGAATCCAGCCCAGTGCCTTTGACGTAACAAACTAGCTGATAGTCAATAACACCAAATCTTTGAGATATGCTACCGCCAACGGTGGCATCTTCTCTGTTTTCGTTTGTGGTTCTTACCAAGATTGCTGGGTATTGAGCATTTGATAATTTGTCAAACTCAAAAGGCTCGCGGGTAACTAACTTAACTGCGGGGGAGGTTATCGTCTGCAACTGCGTCACGATATTAGCGGCAATGCTTTCTCTATCACTCACCTAAACAACTCCCGCTGAAACACCTTCCTCAACCTGTTTTCCTCACCATCATTAAAACTAAACCACGGCCTTATTCTATCATTCCAAGCAGCTTTTTCTGCCGCGTTGCGGTTGCTAAAGTAAACCTCAGCAGTTCGTGAGTCTTTGTTTCTAGACTGTACGTTGCGAAGCATCTCCCCTGTAGCATTCAGATTAACCAAAGAAGGGTTCTGCTTGCCCAATTCGTACTTTCTGTACGCAAGATACCCTGAGCCT